CGCACCAGTCTTTGCTTAGAAAATATTTTATGTCGTCAACTTCCTGATCAGAGAGGGGATTGTTTCGCCACCCCTCTCCGAACGTGGCAGATCTTGGTGCCTGCTTTGGCTTACTATTGCTCGATAGTTTGCCGCGTCTTTTATGTACGTTCAATTTACCCTCCACTTTATACAACCTATGATTGCATAGTTTAGCATCTTGTATCATTTGTTCTAGTGCTGTCATGATTTGTCCTCTGACAAAAAGGCCAGCCCCGAAGGGCTGGCAAGTTACAAGAGAGTCGCGAGGTTAACAGGCATGTTAAGCAGTGTAAGCGTACTCCCTTGGAGAACGTGTCTCCATTAAAACGGTATATCATCTTCTTTCAAGTTATTATTTGGCTGTTCGTCATTTTTATTTTGTGGATCAGAGATTGCAAATGACATGTAAGGCTTGCCATCTTTCATTCTTCTCCATGCTGCCAGTCTTTTGTCTGTATGTGGTGCAGTCCAAGGTACTTGCTTGTCTGCTGTATCGTATAACTTACCAGTATAATCTGGTGCGCTATCTTTGGCATTGTCATTCTTAAACATGACACCAACCTTTTCGTATACTTCCATGACTTCCATGCCAGACTGCGTGACTCTCCGTACTACATTGTACTTACCGTCACGACCCTCCACATTCATCTTACCTTGCAAGATCATTTTCATATCTTCGAAGGGTGGGAATGCCACACCATCATTTACATTATCATATTCTGCCAAGCTTCTGACTCCTTTTGCTTAGTGTTGGTGAGGGGTTCTTGGGAAACCTCCCCCTCGATAAGGCTTTGCGGATTGAAAAGGAACAATCCTCCCCAAGAATTACCAGTTAGTATTACTAGCGTGTACTGTCTTTGGTTGGGGTGCGTCACCCGAACTGATGACCTTCGGTGCCGCCCCCTTCGAGGCTTGATTACCATCGTCATCTTCAGCTGGTAGGTTAAGCAACGACATAATGCCATAGCGTCTGGCATATGTGATAGCACTGCCTAGTCCCTGCATATCATTCTTGCCTAGCACAAGGGGTATGGCTGTTGCAAAACCCTCGCCACTTTCATGTAGCAACTCTGTTGTGATGGTCATGCCATGCTCGTTCTGTGTTGATCGATGTATCAGTAAGAAGCCATGCTTTGCTAATGGCTCAGTCACTGCCTCGATCACACCTTCGAGTGTAGCGTATTTGCTTTTGAAGTGTGGGTTAGTGCCACTCTTCTTGACTGGTTGTATGTCTGCTCTTGCATTCATAAGCAGCTTGATAATATTTGGTTTAGTTTTTGTAGTCATTTCGTTCTCCTTTTTATTCTTTGTTTCGGCCTTGATCAATCCATTTTTGCCTAGCAACATTGTAGACACATTGATCAACTACTCCTAATGGTCGCCAAGGTGGATGTTCGTACCCTGTTAAAACATCATCGATACTTTCACACTCCCAAGGCGTTGGTATAATCTTATCTTTTCTCCTTGTCTTATTGTACCAAGGTTTATGTTTATAAATTAAACTTTGTTCATTATCATAAGCCTCCTCTTTAGTTTGAAATGGTTGATATAAAATCCATGTTGATGTTGTGAATGGTCTGTCATTTCTAAAGTGTTCCATTATTCTTTTTTGAACATTCTTAGAATGACCAATGTATGCTACACCTAATTGTCCTTTTGGTATAAAAGCATAAACACCTATCATGATTTAGTTCTCCTTGTTATTCTAAGATGTCCACGTTTGTCACGCTTGACAGTGAGTTGGTCGCAATAAACTTCTCGTTCGTTATCACTGACCATTTGCTTGAGGTCTTTCTCAGCATTCTTAAAGACTTTGTTCTGTTCATATCCATGAATGTAGGTAACTGCTGTATGAACGAATGCGTTGTCGAGTGATGCGTCACGTGTTTCCATATCATCCAGCGCAATTGATAGCCTTGATAGTTTCGTTGCCTCAACTCCAACAGGCTGTTCATCGCGCACAACATAACCCCAGAAGTCTGACACCACTGTCCACATAGAATTGAAATACTCTTCATCGTACTTGACATGTATGCACTCCCAGTTGCTGTTCCCAAATATCACAGACAGATACACACCCTCTGCCTTTGCCATGTGACAATAGAACTGTAGCTGTGGCATGTATCGATCTAACATCTTGTCCATATTGTAGAAGTTGTTTGTATGCTTGGCTTCAATAATATTTCTTTCACCTTGTATGGCACCATCGATCGTGCCTTTGACTGGCACATTACCAATAGTCCCAGTAAACTCACGTTGTTGTGCAACAATTTGTTTACCTTCGTTTAGTGTAAACCAATTAAGATTAAATGTTTCAGTGTACACACCAAGTTGTACTGGAAGATTGAGTTGTAAGTTCTCTGACTCTTCACGACCTGTCTTTACATTCCAGAGTTCGAGCCAATAGCCTTCCATGATTTTGGTGCAGTCACTGCCACCAATGAAACCTTTACGTTCCATGTTACGTTCTCCTTTTATTATTTTTATTTTGTTACCCTACTATAAATAACAGGGTAACAGATTGTTACCTTACGTAACTTCTTTTAGTTTTTCATGCTGATTAATTAGATTTAAAATCATTAAGTCAGCAGCATCTTGATTGTATGTAGCTCGAAGCATACGAGCATACGCATTTCGATGAGGTTCAAAGTCACTCTCATTGAGTAGTTTTTTGTCAATCATTTCAAGGGCTTCTCTGCCCCATAAATAATTGTGACCAACGTAGTCTCGATCCTTGATACGCCTTGCCATAATCTCATGAGTGTCAGGTGACCAGCGTTTGCTGGCCTCCCTCTGCTTCTGTCTGTCTTCTGCATAAATTTCATGCGATGATCTGCTTAGACTCTTTGCCCAGACATCACCTTGTACTGTTCGACCTATCGATTTCATTGTGCAATCCAATACTCTTTTACTTTTTTGCCACTCTCGACCTCAATAAATTGACTGTCGATTGACACACCTGACTGCTTTAGGTCAGTGATTCGTGATGCTAATCGAAAGCATTTAAACTTTTCGAGTGCAGTAATTGCAGTAATAGTATGGCCTTGCTCAAGATAGCTCTTGATCTGTTTGTTCTGTGATTCCATGGTCGTTCTCCATTAGTTGTTGAAATGTTTCGCCACTCATTATGACTAGCGTTTGCGGAGTTCCCCTCCGTCTTTTATAAAAGGCAATGTCCCTGCCTTCTAATACTTTAAAGGGGCTAGGGAAGGATGCTGCATCACGATACTTTACCTCACCTACCATTTCAAGTCCTTTGATTTCGAGCTTGATGTCCCCAGAATACTCTCCTCCCAAGCTGCCTGAGAGGGGCTGGCGTTTCGCTTTGATCTTCGCTTTGATTTTGTTGAGCCAATCGACAAACCACTTTTCATGGTATGTTCCCTTGATCTTGTTACGGTTTGCCATCTGTCCTCCTCATAGCAGTTAAGACACACATACCAGTGCTTCTGTGTAGATCTACCACTTTTGTTTTTTAGTATAGCAACAAACCATTCCGTATTACTTTCGCAACTGACGCACGTTATTGTTACTCTCTTTTTTCTTGACTTCGATGTCATATCCTAATGCCTCTAACCAACACATCAGAAAGAAACCAGACGGTACTCTCTTGTGCTGTTCCCATTTATGAATCAATGATTCGGTACAGCCTATGATGTTAGCCAGCTGCGGCTGGCTTAATCCTTTGTTATGTCTCGCATCAATGAGCATCTGAATCATCTCATTGTAATTGTGAGACAGCCTTGTGTTGGGCAATTAGAAATTAATATCCTCTTCTTCATAAGCAATGCCAAGACCCTGACACTCAGGGCATACTTCGGTGGCACTATCTATGTATCCAACATCTCTGTCAAATCCGTGTGAGGTAGGCACATCATACTCGATGTACCCATCACCACCACATTCCTTACAAAGTTTAGTATGGGATGTCGTCATTTAGATTCTCCTGTCCTCTCAAGTGTTCATCCTCCCAATTCTTGGTAGCACGATCTACAAATTTGTCCCAATTAAAATTAGAATTGGTGCGTTTGAGCTCATCAGCAACTTGCTCGATGCCAGTCGCCCAACTCATGTGTGGCATAATATAATCTGCAATAAACTCAAAGTCTCTGCGTGTAAATTTAGGTGTTGATCTGTTAGGCATTAGTCCATCCTCACTGTGTAATGTTCTGAACCAGTTGGTATGCCCATGACTGAGTATGGGTAGAAGTAA